CACAATTTACCTAATAATACAGAGTCGGTAATATTGATACCATCATGTATCATTTTACTAAGCCGTGTACTTACTAGATCTGTAATGCCTGTACTATCAGTTTTACCTGCGCCCTTGTGATGGGTGCTGACAATATCCGCAGCTGTTAACGGTGTATTAAGTCCTTTACTGATGACCCGTTGTAACCGCTCATCAAATATTATAGTCGTATTAAGGTTTTGGTTTCTATAATAGGAGCTGTCCTGTATTCCCAAATCGTCGTGGAGATGCTTATGTACAACAAGGGTGTATGTATCTGAGACTAAGGTAGACTCTTTGGACGTTTGGTTTATTGAGTGGTAATTAGCAAAGGTATCAGTGACTGCAGGAGCGGCACTATACGCAGATGCAGTTAATTTTGCGTAATTAGGATTTATGGCGCTGAGCTCTCGATAGTCTCCCGGTTCAAGAGCTAAGGGAGAGAAATCAATGGTTGCGCGTATAGCCATCTAGAAAGCTGCGCGTACTTTGAATTTGAAGCGGTCTACTACTGTTTGTGTAGTACCATCTTCAGTCATCTTTATTTCAGCTTCATAGGTTCCTGCAGGGACATCCAGAGTAGTAGGATTCCATTGCATATAACATTTACCTAGTTTGGTAGTCTGATCAAATATCCCACATGTAAGGGTGTCCAGAATAGTCGATCCTCCGAGACTTCGAAAGTTAACTGTAACCGTACTATTAGTCAGATCGAGCGGTGCCCAAGTGGAAGGGTCGAACTCGTCGAGCTTTTTACCTGATGCGGCTTTGTTAGAATCCCGCAATGTGAATTCCAAATCTGGTTTGGTATCGCCTGTTACAAGGTCGATAGTGTCGTAATAAGCCATTCTTTAACTCCAGTTAGAGGTTATTCTCAGCATCGGCTATGCGGCTATAAGCATAGCTTATATTTGTAAGGAAATCAATCGAATAAATGTTGGGCTGCAGGGATCTGCCCGTAAATAGGGACGAAACCGGCGTAGTAACCTCTGAAAAGATCATCAATTTTTCCGACTGTCGGACCCAATAAACGAGTTGATGCTTTCCCATTCCATCCTTGAGCATCCATAGCTGAGAGGCCTAGCTCTAATGCGCCGAAACCTCCTGCTCTACGCATAACATTATAAGTGTAGTCTCCCATGCCTTGATTCGCTGTCGGATCTTTCTGACCCCAGTATTTGAGGAGCTCACGAAGTTCTAGAGCTAAGCCTGCTAGTGGCAGCATGAAAAATGCAGCTAGGGCTATAGGTACAGACTTCGCGGGGAGTCCGTCTTGTTGTTTGACGTTATTCCAAATACCTTCAAGTACCGTGTGTTGATACGCATAGAAGAATGTCTTGAGGTGCGTCAATAACCCAAATCTAGGATCTGACATAAATACAGGTCGCATTGCATTATTCGGGTTAACAACGGATTGATCTACGAAAATCCCGATAGCATCCTGTATTTGTTGAGCTAGTATTGCTGTATCAGGGTCTTGATCTAGGTCTAGACTCATATCCTCTGAACGATTCCATACTGGGCGGCCTAACCTATCCCACTGCTGTACTTGATCCTTGGTTAGCTTGAGTTCTTTCAAGAATTGATCGCTCTTCTCATTCTGTTCAGTTATACCATGTCTGATAATAAAATCCTCAGCGATAGAAGCGGACATCACTCGTGACATATCCGTAAACCATTTCTGTCCGTTATATAAGAATAACTTTTTATTAGCCGTTTGCGCCCATGATGGCGCGGTATCTAACCCATACACTTCCAACATTGCATGGTTCGCTAAGGTATCTTCTAAGAAGCCCATAGCCCGGTATCGCTGATAAGCCTCTTTGCGATTCTTTACGGTACGTGCGTACTGATGGAGAGCAGCTGATGCACCCTGGACATCTTTAGCGCGTAAGATAGGCCCTGCTAACTCAGGTATAGAGGCTACTGCGGTAAAGAGCAACACCATCCAATTTTCCGCTGCCATAATAGTGTTTTGGTATTTACGCAACTGCGGATCCATATCTATGCCCCGCTGTCCTAAGATACCCTGCATCACGGTCTTAACACGGTTACGTGCTGTTGCATCAGGGATTGTGGCAATCTGATCGTTGAGTTTTTTAGCGGCATCGAAATAAGGCTCATCTCGCCCGTTGTCGACAATCTCGCCAAACAACCTACCGAACTCTGCATGTCTTATTGATTTACGAACTGAATTCATTAAGACAAACTCGGGGTCAGGATGTAGCCATCCGCCTTCGAGAAGGTCCGCATTAGGGATCCGCATTAACTTGCCTCGCTTACGAACGGTGTTGCCTGACGGTGCATGTACTACATCTGGATCTAAAGATGTTTGATTTCTTAATATAGCGTTTCGGAAATAATCAGCATGGGTCTCATTCTCTACGAAATCATACTGCATCAAGAATTCATTAAACGCTTGCCCTTCTTGTTCTATCTTAGGGTTGTTATACATTCGAGGGAAGTGATTATTTATACTCTCGAAGAATGGGAGGTTAGCTGCTAGATATTCGGTGAATTTCCGATGTACTTTTCGTAGTTCAACGGTCTTAGGATGTACTTCCGCATCTGTTAACTGTTCGTTTTGCATCTCGCTTAGAACTTGGTCTTTTATCCCCGCTGGTATAGATTTCAGTACTGATTCGTATGCGCCTCCCCACTGCCGATCAAGCTGAGCAACTGCGACTAACCAGGGACGTTGCACATTACTCGTTGTCTGTGGACGTAGCCATAACTTATCTGCAATGTCTTCAGCTCCCCATAACCGAAGCTGTTGATCCGCTGATAGTAGCGGATACAAAACTTTTCTAGATCCTGAAAGGATTGCATTAATTCGAACTCGTGCTTGGTCACGTAACTGAGGTGTTACCGCGTCTATTAACGTCTCACGTAACCGCTCAGTAAACGAGTCTAGTTCTTCTTCTGTAGGATTCGTTGTAGATGTAGTCTCTTCAGTTATAGAGTCTTGTTCATAGGCTGAAGGTTGTTCGAAACCGTAGCTAGGTGCATAACGTTTGGAGGTAACACCCTGCATATATTCAGAGAATGTTTGATCTTGAATAAATCGTTTTGATTTATTCTTATGCATCCGTTCGTAAGCTGCCGTTAAACCTGCCTTAATCTCGGTAAATAATTTTTTTACTTTCCGCCCTAAAGATTCTTTTGTATCTTCAGAAGTCCTGAAGATTTCATGTAAACCCTCCATACTATCAAGGTTTCCAGAAGCTGCCCAAGCACTCACTTGATCGGCGAACCATTCTCTATAAGCGTAAGGCTTCTCCCAAGATCCTACTTCTTTTTCGTAAGCTCTATATAAAGCATCTTGTACTTCTTTAGGCGCTTTATGGAGTGCGTTACGCATAAAGGCGTGACCGAATTCATGCCCTAACGTAATCATCTGTACGGGGGTATCCCACTTGTTATTTATATAGATAACGGCATGGTCTTTAAAAAACCAAGTAGTCCCCATCTTATTCTTTTTAGCTAATCGGCTAGTCATATCAGCTAGAACATCTTCATCGACCAACGGATTACGCAGCTTCGCATTCTGTTTAAGGATGCGCCCTATTGCCTGCATTTCTTTGTATTCTGGGAGAGCTCTTAGTTGCCGCAGAAGTTCGACTTTTTTAGCTCTCGCATCAGTCCTGACTTTCTTATTTTTTGCGTTTTCACCCTGTATCTTATTAAGTTCTTTCTGGATATTCAGCCACGCTTCGCCTCTACCCGAACGAACTATTTCTAATTGTTTATTATTTAAGACCGTTGATAAGTCTTCAGGTAAACTCATCTCGCTCTGGTCAACTATGTCTTGTAAGCCGTCGTTATCAATCAGCATGACGTTGAACTTAGAGTTCGTCGCTTTAAGCAGTTGCACTACAGTAGGACCTAACAATTTCGCTGTTTTACCTACCGCTTTAACGTGCTGACCTAGCATCTTACCTTTAACACCCGTTAGTACTGATTGCCAAGAACTCCCCTGACTTACTGTACTATTAGGATCTGCTTTGTGGCCTCGATTCCTGACTCCTGAGAGGATGAGGTCCCGCCATAGCCGTTCGAACTTATGATCTGATTGTGAAACTTCTGTATCGTTATCTACATTATCTAATACCGTCTTATCGCCTGTGACGTAATCTTCGACTCCTCTACCGAACGCCGCGTTTTCGCGTTGGACATTGAGCCAGTTATTTAGTTTAGTAGCGTGTTGGTCGAGCTTTAGGGATTCTTGCTCTAGTTTACCTGCTTCTTCATTTAAGGCGATTTGCTCTTCTACATCTTGTAGATTATCGTCGTTTGCTTCCTCCCGGAGAGAAGCCGCTTCGCTGCGTAATGCACTAGTATATTTACGTACTTCAGCTATATCGTTTGAGGTCTTTACTGCTAATGCCTCACGATACCCTCGTTCTAGTTCGCTTAGAGTTTTTTCGAGCTTCGGAAGATTGTCATTTTCTTTAGAAGTTCTCATATGATTCGGCTTAGCTAATATCTCACCGATCTGCTCTTGGAGAGCTTCTATCTGGCGGACCTTCATATCGTTATTGGCGATGTTCAGTTCCTGTTGAGATACTTTATCTAGAGTAAGCATTTGCGTCGCCATCGCCGCAAGATGCATATGGGTTTCTTGTAATGCGGGATTCCCGTCACTTACCCGTACATTTTTACCTGTTTCAGTGTTGAATTCATACTGCGGAGCGAATGACTGCGCCACATCTAGCATGTCATTGATGTGCTTCTTTAATGCATAAGACGGATGAGATTCGTCCGGTAATTTCTGCCGTCCTACGACCGCTCGTGACGATATAACTACATCTTCATCAGCTGTACCGTATTGGGCTTCGGCTTTTTGGTCTGCTTCTCCGGGTCTATGAGGACCTAGATCTTCTATGCGTTTCGCCGCTTCACGGGTATACTCCGCACGGGTTACAAGATCTTGTCCATACCCTAAGTTATCCCAGCTACTTAGAGCCGCATCTCTGCGGGCTTGATCTGTAGTATTTAAATCTACCTGTTCAGTTATTTCAGGGTCGTTATTTACGTCTTGTACTTCTGATAATTTCTCAAGTTGTTCCTCTAGGAACACCATTGTTATCTTATCGTCAGGATCGAGTGGTTGGCCTTCCTCTATATCCTGATACATCTTATAATACAGCTTCTCTCGTTCAGCTTTGTATCGCTGACTCAACTCTATAGCTGCATCACCACGCTCATCTTTGTTAACTTCTTTATCTCTGAGTTTATCGTGTAGTGCTTTTTCGGATTCGTTCCTGAGTTCACTAGCTTGTAGGTAAACGGTCTTCTTGAAGAAAGCCTTGCGCGCAGACGCTACCGTTGTTGAACGGCGTTTTGTCTCTGTCGATACTCCGGTCTTTTCGTTTACGTGGCTGACCATAGAATCGACAACGCGGTCTCCTGCTTTGGTCTTATAATTCCATATCCGACGATTATCCCAGTTACTAAGATCTCGCCCTAGTAGATCTTCGTGCTCGATACCTTTATCGCCATACTTTTCTGGGTTGCGCTTGACTATTATCTCTAAGGATTGAATCAACGCTTCGTATACGTCAGCGGCTGACGGTTGTAGGATGGGCATCTTTTGCCCTCGCTCTTGTGATAACTTGAGCATCCCTAATCTGACTAATTCAATAGTATCGTAGTTCTTACCGTCTACATTAACTACTTCAGAATCACGTTGTTCAACGTCATAACTCTTCGCTTTCTTGTTACCACTAACTTGAGCTTTACGTAATAACGCTACTTCGCCGAAACGAGTACCTTGGAAATTATTAGAATCCGTAGGGTATACAGATAAGTAATGGCTTGCAGGTATTGGGTCGCCTTTGTGATCTTTTTCATCTAAATATTCAGCGACTTCTATCCCTATGTCATGTTCGGGGAATTCTGCCTGTAGAGCCATTAATTTTCGCTCTAGAGATTCAGACGGTTGTCCGATTTTCTCTCCTTTACTATGAGCCGCATAGGGCTTACCTCTATCTTCATGGATCTCGTTCTGTCCTACGATGAGTACTTCGGGGATACTCATTTCAAAACCGCCGCTTTCAAATACGTCGAACGCTCGCCACGTAGTCCCTAGTACTTTAGAGGTAGAATTGTTTAGGGCTTTATTAACCGCAACTGCGGTGATCTCGCCTGCAATAGCCTCGAATTTCTCCTTTAGGTCTTTATTGTTCCCCTCCGCATCGAAACCAAAACGAGGCATATCCTCTGCCTTACTTTGTTTCTTCACGAAGGCTTCTTTCGCTTCCTTCGTTTTCAGAGAACTGTATTTAACAGCGGCTTCGCGTAACTTTTGTGTAGAGTTGTAGCCTGCAACGGCATCTGCCGCCATTTTATCTAGTATGGCTTTGCGTCCCTCGGGAGTTGATGCTTTGCCTAAAGCCTCAGCGCCTTTCTCTAGAGACTCCTTTAGTGTGGTGTTAAATTCATTGAACGATTTAGGACTATCTGAATAGGCTTCTTTTACCTTATCGACAAAACTCTTGATAGTGTCGCCATAGACTGTATGGTCGGTATTCGCGTCGTCTCTATGAGTATTTAGTTGTTCTGTGTACTTAACTAGCTCATTCGATGCATCCGCTACTTTCTGTTGGGATGCTCCTAGTTTTTTAGCCGCCCAATCAACACCTTGCCCTACTTTATATGCGCCGTATTGTGTAGCTGCAACGGGTGTAGCGCCCCCTGCCGCCATACCACCACCTGCAGCTGAGCCTTTAAAGAAGTCTTCTATAAGGCGTTGCTGGTTCTCGGGTGAGAATATATCGTATTCGGGTTTATTAGCTTTGACTGCTAAGAAACTAATTATAGATTGAATGACTTCAGTGGTTCCTTCTACCCCTGCAGTTATACCTACGCCTTTCGCTACCGTAGTGATAGCTTCTATGATGGTTTTAGGGTTTTTGCGCGCAACTTTAAAAACTTGTTTTAGTGCAGCTGCGACACCAACTACATCTATAGCAGCACCGGGGACTCCTGCAAGTAATGCCGCCGCCCCTGCTTTATCGGGAGCAACGCCTTCTCTGATTTGGTCTTTGTAATACTCGCCGACCATTAGTGGATAGCTGGTTGTAACCGCACCTATTGCTGCGCCTTTTGCGCGGGCATTTCTTTTTAGTCCTTTAGCGAGGGCTACTTTCGCTTCTGGACTTACCTGGTCTAGTAGTTTTTTAGGGTCGTAGTTTTTAATCGCCGCTTTTTTAGTACCTAACCCTGTTTTAGATGGATGTACACTGAAATCAAAAGCTTTACGTATTTCATCCTGATACTTCTTAGGTATTTTATCTATTACTTTACTAACGGTTTTATATGACGCTTCTAGATATTTAGGTCCTTTGATTGCAGCGCCTATAACACCCCCCACAGCCATAGGCACCATATTAGCGAAATTCTCAGTTATCGCTTCAAGTATATAGGTGCCTGCCTTAATAGGATCATCTACATCGGTTACGGATTCAATTTCAGCCGGGTAATAACTGGCTTTATCTGCATACTCTTCGCTAATGTCACGCCCAAAATCCGCTACGGATTCAAATCCTGCAACCTCTGCGGCACCTTCTATAGCTGAGCCTAAATTAGAGAAGGTATTGTTTGCCCCTCTGAGTATGCCTCTCTGTGCGGTAGACTGATGCTGGAGATTCCCTTGACGTATTCGATTGTTATGCTGCTCGTCTCTTATCGCTTTATCGTACCGTAGGATCTCTTCATCACTGAGTGCGTTTACATCAAACTTCGACGTATCGGCTGCAGTCTCGGCTACTTCTTGAGTCTCTTTTTTTTCCTGCTCAGATACAGGAATATTTGATGCTTGTATCTTCGCCGATAAAGCTAAAATCTCGTCGTCAGATAGCGCGTTTATGTCGAAGTTTCTCATTTTGGCTTACTTTTGTTTATGTTTTCAGCCGCTTTGACTATCGCTTGCTGTTGTTCCGGCGTGAAATTGTTGATATTAGCGTTAGTACTTGTATCCACAGGGGCTGGGGATTCTGCTCCACCTACTTCGCGTCTTAGATACTCCTGCATTCCGGTAGGGAAACTAGCTAGAGGTTCAGGATCGGCATATTCCTCCCCGTTAGCCTTCAATAAATATACATATTCTTTACCCCAATCATTGGGTAATGCGCTATTCCCAGTAAGCGGGTTTTCACGGACTATTCTTATAGCCCGAGACAAAGGGACAGTCTCATCTATCTCTTCAGGTATAGAAGAGAACCACTCGGCATCCCACCGCTCTAATACCCCTGTCTTAAAGAAACCCTGCTTCTCAGCGTATTGGACTATAGAAGAATTCATTTGCCTCTTGAGTTTGGGGAGGTATCCATCATGCGCCTGTTGTTGTTGCACGGTCACGTTGGGGTGATTAACTATATTGGTTAGCTGTTCGTATGCTTGTTGAGCTAGGTTAAATCTAGGAATTCCTTTTATTTTTCCTGAGTTACCGGCTGCAACTATATCGCTTATCATATCGACTATTTGATCAGTCGGAGTACTACCTTTGCCTGTAACACCTTTCAGTGCGTCTGCTATAGTTTCTTTGTTCGTTGTGAATTGAGTGCGCGCCATCGCTGCTTCGTCTGCGAGTTTTTGTTTATCCAAGGCTTGCTTATAGCTATATTTATCCTTGGCAAAATTCTCACGAGGCTTCCCAAAACTAGCATCGTCGAATTCTTTGGATGTTATATTACCTGCGTTCATCTCAGTTGCCCTAAATGCGGCGAGCCTAGGGTCTGGGGCATATAGGTTAGGTTCGCCGCCTATGCTGTGGGTTTGTTCTGCATGTAGATTAGCTATGGATGGCGAAGTGTTACCGTAGAGACGTTGTTGGCGCTGGATCTCTTCATTCATATCCTCATATGGGATCAACTCCATTGCGTCGTTCGGGTCAGATGACGCATTTCGAGTCCACGGGACGAGCTCTTCCATCGACTCAGGGAGTACCGAGGCGAGACCCCCCATGATATTCTCCGGCATCGTATTGGCTCGTTTACGTAAGTTAATCTGGTACGCGCCATTGGGGTATTGGGCTTTCAATTCATCGGCGTTGCCATACCCTGAAAAATCAGTGATGAGCTTCACACCGTCTATCGGATTATCGGTGAATTCCGACATATCACGGTTAGGGTGGCTGGTTAATTTTCTGTATACTCCGGGATGTCTCCGTACAAACTCATTTAGTAGTTTACCGTAACCAGAGTTCGGATCGGCCATGATTTGTTTCTGTGTCGTGCCGTAATCCCACTGCTGTTCTTCTGGAACACCTCTGTTATGGTCTTCCTGCGCCAACATAGTTATTTCATGCAGTCCTTTTGTTATTCCACCCAATTCCTTTTTGGTTAGAGCCTGTCTTTTTGCAGCAGCCTCCGTAGCTGATTTATCAGCCTCTATAGCGTAATAAAGCCCTCTCTGTCTAGAGGCATCAGTACCTGCTGCACGTATTCCGTCGAATATACCCATTTTTATACCTTTTTATGAAAGAGCGTAGCGAGCCCCTAACCCTAAAATCTGTACGGCAGTATCCCAACCCGATGATCTGGACTGAGCAGCTGCCTGTGCTTGTTGCATACTCTGAGCATCAAGTAGACTCTGACCTGTGGCTTCGTTACCTCGGCTCAAGCCTAATAACCCACGACCTAAACCAACTTTTTGTTTAAGTATTTCTTGGTTACGATCCTTTAGGCTCTGCGCCGTAGTGTTGTAGTTATGGGCTTTCCCTATAGCCGCCCCTAGTGCATTGCTCCTGTTCATCGCTTGTTGTTGCGGAGCCGATAAACTCACGCCATAACGTCCTCGGTTACGGGCATTCGCAGCAGCAACTTGACTAATATCATTTAACGTATTGCTGTTAGAGTTATTAAGGGCGCTAGTATCTGCCATCTTGTTGTCCATTGCCGTAACCATAGGAGCCATGTCCTGTGATATACGCTCCCATTCATCTCTATATATTGCCGCGTTCATAATCCTTTCCACCATCGCCCTAACCGAGAGGTGTACCCCGAGACATCGCCTTCTGTCTTTTTAGCAGCTTCTCTCTGGATCCAATCTCGCTCATCGAGTCTTTCCCACGAACCGTATAGGTTTCCTAATCCTGTTAACATAGAATTTCGTACTGCTTCATTTGTACGATTAGCGAGATTCGCTTTTTCTATAAGCATCTGGTTATTCGCTAAAGCTGACTGTGCGAAATCTTTCTGAGAATCCGTTAAAATACCTAGCGATAAATTAGCGGCATCGGATATTCCACCCAGTTGTTTCTGATCTGCACCTAGCCGAGCATTTGTAGTTACATTCGATAAAACTGCGCCTTGGTTGTTAGGTCTAAAGCCACGCCCTACTGCTAAATTCAAAGCATTGGGGTCGTTCATAGATTGGAAATAATCAGATCGTGCGCGTTGCTCCATCTGAGCCCGATCATCGCGTTGTAGCGACTGGATATACTCCGCTTCTGCTGGACGGAACGACGCGTCATACAAACCCCGTTGTTGTCCTGCTATGTTCTTCAGAGTAGCTGCTCGCCCTCCAGTATCACCTACGGTTTCATTATCGAACCAACCCATCATATACCTCCATAGTTAACGGTGCGAACTACCCGTACATTATTGTTCACAGCGCGTTGCTTAGCTTTTTCTTGTGCTTCCATATATTGCTGCATTAACGCTGCACCTAGGGACGGGTCATACCAGAGCTTTCCGGTCATCAATAGCAACCGTGCTAAAGTCCCGTTAATTATCGCGTTGTAGTTATCGTTAAGCATGGCGCTATCCATACTTGGAGCTGTTATAGTAGGGTATACAGCAGCGCGAGCGCTTAGCGCATTAGATACCGTATCTGTCGGTACTGGCGCTATCGTAAAAGTATCTGGACTAAGCTGAGTATAATATTTAGGACTACCTTTTGTAGTACGCCATGCCGGGTCTAACTTATACAACTGGCGCTCTGTTTTAGGCTCTAAAGGAACGTCTAGGTAGTTAACCCACAATACCTCACAGATGGCTTGCCGATTGTTTACATCAATATCGTAGTCAGCGAGATTTTGTATGCTGGGCTCGGTATCCAGATCAATTATCCAGATCCGTGTTTCCCGAAAGAAATCCATAGCCGTTTCTTGGATACGACTCTCAATTATGAAATCCGGGCAAGTGGGTACTTCCCCTTGAATTCGGGGTATTAACGTAGCAAAATTTATATTTGCCATTATGCTGTACCTCGCTGTTGTGTAGCTTGGAGTCCTAAGGTCTGTAGAAATACTCCATAGGCTGCTATAGCGCGTTGCCCATTAGCCGCATGATCTGCGTCTTTGCTATAGGCTCGATAAATTATATAATCTACTAAAGCGTTAGCGTAGATAGCGTCTATATCAATATCGCCGCCTGCTATTACTTCTACAGGATTACTGGTATATACTATCTCCACTATCGCGCTTCCGTCACTGGGTGGAGATACTAAGAATTCTCGAGGGTTGCGCGGATCAACCATGTAATACTTAATTTCCGCCGCATTGTTGCCGGTATGCCAGTCAGGATCCTGTGCATCTAAGAATGCTCTGTCAATTAACCGGATCGCTCTTTTAGTCCCAGTTTGATTACGTACTACCTCAACTAAAGATACTCCATCGCTAGGAATACTAAAGCGGGTCTCCCCTACTGTAGTCAGATTTGTATCAAAACTAGAAGTGTTTGCTTCAGGTTTTAGCAGGACGATTTCCCGCTGCCCGTCATTAAGCCATCCGAGCAACTCGTCCACATTCCAACGAACCGCATCGGGGTCCTGTAGGAGTATGCGTACTTTATCTATGATAGTCGTGCTGTTCATACACTGTCCTTATATAAAGTGCCCCCTCCGAAGAGGGGGCGGTTTCTACTTGCAGCCACCACCAAGAGAACTGCAATTGCAGAACAGTTTTACTCAGCTAGATCGACAGTCATGATACCGTGGTCCGCTAAAGTACCTGCAGTACCTGTACCGCCTTGCTTGAATACTGATTTTTTCAAACCAAAGATCTTAGCGACTGAGATACCAGATTGGTTTTGGTAATCGTAAGTATCTTCGACCCAAGTAGGTGAACCGATATCAGCCATTGCCATTGCTTGAGCACCGCAGAATAGAGCACGACATTGACCTGCTTGGCTATAGACATGACGATATTCATGTACCATTACACCATCAACTAAGTAGCTTGCAGCACCTGCGAATAATGGGTTAGAGCCACCACGTACACCAGCATTACGAACATTAGCTAGGAAGTCAGAGTCTAATTTCAAAGACTTCATCGCTTGTGGTGTTACGAACATGTGATATAACTCGTTACCTGCTTCGCCTTTTACGCCACGTAAGAACTCGTCACGAGCTCTTGCTCTAAGTTCTACGATCATTTTGTAAGAGGCTGCACCTGTACCTGCTACATCAATAGTGGATGCCGCTGTTGTATCAGCGAAAGTAGCATCCGCAATACTAGTACCGTCCCAAGAAACTGCGCGAGTTGGTGCAGTAACATCTGCTGCGAAATCTAAATTGATCAACTCAGACCCTGCTGCTCTTGCTACACCATTAGTAGTTTGGCTGTATGGAACACCTGATAACGTTAAGAACGCCATTTGATCCATACGATCTGCTAACCAATACGCTAGTACATCACGAGAATTTTCACGGAAATTAATGATTGATTTCTGATCAGCCATACGACCCGCGATACGGTTCGCATTACGGAGTTGGTCGATCTGAATGACCATTTCCATGCTGCTCATTGCTTCCTCGTTACCTTCCAACTGGTTATCACCAACGATACCGTCACCAGTCAGATCTTGTAGTAAGGAGATAACAGCCCGAGTACCTTTCTCGCTCTTAGTGAGATAGTTTACTTTTTGGACCATTGCGTTAATTCCAGAGCCAGTAAAAGCATCTAGAAAAGAGTTGTCACGAGCGACCTTCCATAAGTCACGCCCCCATGTAGTTTTTTGTTCGTCAGTTAAGTTACCAAAATTGGTAGAACCCGGTGATACCAGATTAGGATAAGCCATTGTATAAATCTCCAAATAAAAACATAAGTTAAGGGTTCGGTTCCGAGCCGATATTCGTTAACCCTGTTTTTATCGAGGCTGATCCTCGTCACCTTTTACGCTAGTGCAAGCTAGTTCATTACGTTGACGTGTAATGAGTCCGCCCAGTTATCGTACTGAGAGACGAGGGGTGTAGGGGTTCAGGGGAAGGAGCCATCCCCCCTACGGGGTGAACTTTGACATTCGGTTGAATATTACCACTGCTTATATATTAAAGTCAAGCAGTTACAGAATATCACCTCGTAAACGTTGTAGTGTTGCCGCAGGTAACGCATCGAACTCTTCCTCAGATAACGTAGTTACATCCAGTACATTCTCACCTCGGGAAACACCGCTATCCCCACCTAGT